AAACTGGTATAAAGCAAAAGCAACATCACAGAAGAGGGCATTGGAGACATTATAAAAATGGCAAAAAAGTATGGATAAAAAATTGTTTAGCAGGAGACCCTAAACTTGGATTTATCCATAAAGATTATAATTTTAAAAAAGGAGAAAGTATATGAATTTAACTTTATCACATCAACAAAAGACCATATTTAGTTTGGCAGTTGATACAATTAAAAAAGAAAGTGCAGTATCGTTTTATCGTTGTTTTAAACTTATGGTTTACTCTAATACAAATAACTATGCTTTTAGTTTCTATGCTCGTAATAAATTAATTAAAATGGGTTACAATGAAAATATAGTTGACTGTAGAAATATGAAGTTGTTTAGAAAATCACTTGCAGATTTTATCAAAAAAGGTAAGATTGCTAATACTGAATAGGCTTAAGGAATTGGTCTGATGGAAAATATATTTACAATCTACGTTTCTTACCAATTAGCACACCAAAGCATCAGATAAGGTGTGCATTTTATGACAATAGCTATTCCACCAAAGATTAATGAAACTCAGCATGGTGTAATGCTTGACTATGTAGATGCTAAGTTTTGTGATAAAGTTTTAGACTTAAGAAATGAAATTATACCAGTTGTAGGGCAAGTACAAAAAAAGAATTCAGATATTAAAGAAAAGGTTGTTTCAATTAGAAATGTAGATGTTTATCCAATTCATGAAAAGTATGATTGGATAGATAAAACAATTTTAGATTTAATTATAAATTATAATTACGAATATAATTATGATTTAATTGGAATGTTTGAAAGACCACAGTTATTAAAATATACTTCTCCATCTGCAGGTTATGATTGGCACGTTGACTTAGGTAATGGTGATGCATCTACAAGAAAGTTAGGCTTTAGTATTTTATTAAATGAAGAATTTGAGGGTGGGGAGTTTCTAGTTTTTAATAATGGTATACAAACAATTAATCTAGAAAAAAACCAGATACTCGTATTTCCAAGTTTTCTGCCACATAAAGTAAATCCAGTTACTTCTGGTGAAAGATGGGCATTAGTTTGTTGGATTCATGGTAGATGCTTTAGGTAGATACCTTATAGCCAAGTAAATATTCGCATTTATCTCTTAACTTAGCTATACCAATTGGTTTTTCTTTTTCTTGATGTGTATAATAATCAATAAGGTAAATTGTTAATAATAATTGCTTTTCACTTAATTTAATTTTTTTTAATTCATCTAAAGATATTAATATTTTCTCTGGCATTTTTTATATTTGGTTTTGTTCTTGACCTTACAATAAAACCTTGTTTTTCATATCTTTTAGCATCTTTTTCAACATAGGTTTCTTTTATTAACTTTAATGGATTTGTTGATTCATATATATAATATTTTTTCAATCTTTAATTCCTCTTAAACTTTCCATGACCTTATCAATATCTGGTTCTGTGCCATTTGGGTCATATATACATTTATATTGTTTTGGGCAAAAAGTTTCAATCATCATTGTAAAAGTTTTATTGCCACCTTGATATATACAAGCCTTTTTCTTCGTATACTTTGATGTAATTCTTTTTTTTAATCTGCAAGTTGTATATTTTTTTTCTGTAATTTTCCCCTGCCAGACTTTCTGTCTATAAGTATAATCCTTTGGTGCATTATAGATTTTTGCATCAGCATATAGAATAGTAGGAAAACAGAAAACTAGAATAAATTTAAAATATCTAACCATTATATTTTTCTTTGGCTAAATAAACTATTAAACCTAAAAATCCTATAACTGTTAATGATAATATAATTATAGCAATTATATTTATAAATTTTTCTCTTAATTGTTGTTGTTTATAAATCATTTCTTGTCGTTCTTTTCTAATCTGACCTTCCATAGATAACAGTTCATTATATGCTTGTGGACCATAAGTCATATTTAAGAACATTTTTAATTCATATCTTTGTTCTTCTAATTTCTTTTTAGCAGTATATGCTTGAATTGCAGTTTGTTGTATTGTATCGCCATTGAAGAGTTTTTTAAATAATGGTGGATTTTTAGCTTGTTTTTCTGCATTATCTACATCTGATACCGCACCCATCCAACGACTTATATCGCCAGACATTTGCTCCATATCACGACCAATTTCAAATCCCTTTTTTATAGCTTGAAATGCTTTTGATGCCACACCTACTGCAGTTGCTATTGTTACTGGATCTATTATAAAACTCCATTACTTTAAAAAACTTGTTAACCAAAAAGCAATCACACTTGCAATAATTAACCAAGTTAGTTTATCCCATTTAGAGGAATGATTATTTATATGATTTTTCATATCTTTTAATTCAGCTTTTGTTTCACCCCATCGCAAAGCACATTCTTTTTCATGCTCTGCTATTTTTTCAAGAGCCTTAACTGCCAACTGATGTGCTGATTCTCTCGCCATTATTTTCTCCACTTAGGATAAGAAGTCTTTCCATTTCTCGTTTACCTTTATCTGTTATCACAAATTCTGAATTCTCAAAAGCAACAAATTTATCTTCCATCATGTCCTTTAATATCTTTTTGAATAATGTAGGTGTATGTGTATCATTCAATTGACATAAAATAAGAAATCTTTGTACTTGTGGTCTTGTTAATCTTTTTGTCATTTAGTAAGACCTTTTTGCTTTTCATATGTTCTGAGTCCTCCGATGCCCAACATTCCACCCAAAACAGTTAAAAGTGTACCCATTTCAAATTCTGGCAAATCTGGAAGCTCTGCTCCTGCAAAACTAGCACCAAATATAATTAAATCTTTAATGATAAAATGGTAAGCAAAAGCAATCGCACATACCCAACCAACTGCAGGTCGCCATCCGCCTTTAAATAATGAACCAGATTGTGCTTCTGCTTTATTAACTTCAATTTGTGCTAGTGCAATTTGTTGTGCGTGTTTCTCAGACATGGTGGCTATCTCGTGAGCCAATTTAGCCTTTTGATCTGCATCTGGAATGAATTTATCTAATAATCCAGTTACTGGACCTATAAGTGCTTGCAACATTAATAAACCCTCACTTTCTTGGAATTTATATTAGGAACTAGTTTACACATACATTGATAAGTTATTTTTTCATTATCTTTCATATAAGATTGATTGCTTAACATTTGACTAAAATCTATACAAGTACTCGCATTTCTAAAATATATTCCTTCTCTATCCATCACACCATTAAGGGAGCAGATAAGAAGAAATGCAGTTGTCATTTTCCATTCCTATTCATAAAAGCTGATGCTCCCATATATGCACCAACAATTCCTGCTCCAGAGATATAAAAAAGATTGCTAATATCTGCTAAAGCCTTAACTCTTTCAATATCCACAAAAAACATAGCACCAGTAAAAATACCCATAGCAATTAAACTCGCAGTTGCCATTCTCCTCTGTGCCCTTTGTTTACGAAGGTCATTTTCTAGTTTTTTTATTTCTGTTACATGAGCCAATTCAGCATCACTTACAATTCCATCTCCATCTTCATCATACTCAGCATATATTGACTCTTTTTGGAATTTTTTTTGACTCATGTTTTTAAGCCTCTTTCATACATTTTGCCATCAAAGGTTAAAACTTCTTTTCTATTATTGCCTTCATTATAGGAAACATGAACCCAACCAGATTTAGGGTCACCCTTTTTGTAAAACTCTAAAATTAATTGGTCAAATTCAAGATTTAAGTTTATCCAATGTGCTAATGCAGAATTATCAATAGTTGGAATTTCTATATCAACTGCTTTTCCTTCGCAATGTTGTGATTTAGGAGAACCTTTTATTGCTTCATTCAGAGTTGGTGATCTGTAACCAGAATTTGGAGAAAATGGAATATCATACTTTTCTCGTATTGGTTGTAATATATTTCTAGCTACATTTTTTAAATTATTAATTGTATCTATATCATATGCAGTATTATCTATTCCTAGCCTTGATGCAGTACTGCTTTTACATAATTCTTCTAAACTAAAATTATCACTTAATTTCATTGGACATCATCTGGTTGTGGTGTAAAAGAAATA